ATGGTAAAATATAATAAAATAAAAGGAAAGGTTGTAGAGTATATGGGTATTGATGGATGCTTAATGCTATTGTTTAACTATTTAATAGTAGTAGTAACTTCGTGTGTGTTAAATTTATATTATTGGTATAAGAGGGGCAACCATAGTGTGGTTTGCAGTGTATTGGTGCTTGTAGGTGGAATACTATGTTTAGCGGTTGTGCTTTATATGGGGTACAATTTTAAATTGTATTTTTAGAAAGTAATCATATTTAAAATAGAAAGGAAGTATTAAGATGACAATATACAGTTTTGTAGGTGATGAAGCATAATGTTAATTGAGAACAAAAATATAGAGGATTGTTATGGTATGGGAATGCTTTGTAATCAACAAAATAAAAAAAGAGGTTAAGCATTAGAAAAAATTGCTTAACCTCTTTGTTGTTTTAATAATAGAAAAATCTTTTGTGTTACGGTGTAATAAAATTTAAAAATATATTATCTTGTTTCCTTGAAAATCGGCAGGCAAACTAAAATGACAGTAAGTTTGACAGTAAGTTTAACTGCATTTTATCTTGTTTTAACTTAATTCAAAATTACTCAACTGAATTTTTAAAATCTCAAAAACCCAGTGTTTAAGCCACTTTTAAGGCATTTTAAGTAATTTTGGCAAAAAGAAAAAGGCGGTTAAAAAACCACCTTTTTTTGGTCGAGGTGACAGGACTTGAACCTGCGGCATCTTGGTCCCAAACCAAGCACTCTACCAAACTGAGCTACACCTCGAAATGTTGTTTAATAACAACAGCTTGATTATTATATACCATATTTTCGGATTTGTCAACATAATTTTCGTTTTTTATTCAAAATTAATTCAAATATTTTGAAAATCACCATAAAACAGACCGACAATGCGATACAAAACAGCCGTCCCTGCATAAGAAACGGCTGTTGGTGCAGGTAACTTGCAAGGGGGATAGGAATGGGGAAAATGGGGGATTTTGTTAGCTATATGTAAGCTACGAAACATAATTATGAACAATTCAGGATAATATAAGACTATATTTTGTTGATTGCGTTCACTAATTCTTTTGGGTTTATGTGGGTGTAAACCTTTTCGGTCAAGTCCATTTTCGACTTGTGACCGACTATTTTTTTGATGATTGTGTGGTTCACATTTGCCGATACAAGCATTGAAATGCAGGTGTGTCTTGTTTCGTGTATGGTGTGGTCTAAACCTAAATCGTTTTGCAGAGGTGTCCAGTAGTTGCGTTTAAAGTTATCGTATTTCAGCGGCTTGCCATTGGTATTATTCAGAACATATCCACATTGAGAATCGCTGATGAATTTCTGCCAAAACGGCAGTACTTTGTCTGCTATAGGCACGGTTCGTACACCTGAATCGGTCTTTGAACTTTCAACAAAGAAAGTCTGTTCGTCAAGGTTTACATTTGAAATTTTTAGGTCGAGCAATTCGGACACACGCACTCCCGAATAAATCAGCATAAGCACTATTTTTACCGAATCAAGATTTGAATATTCCCACAAAAGATTTATTTCGCTTTCCGAAAACTCCCTGCGTGCTCGTTTTGTTTCATCTGACTTGGCATTGATTTTCAATTTTTCTGCGAGATTGTTATGGAGCATATCGTGAAATATGCAGTATTCGTAGATTTTGTTCAACAGAATTTTAATTCGCCTAACCGATTGATAACCGTTGGGGCAGTTATCGAGAACTCGTTGCATATCAATGATTTTTATATCGGACATCTTGCGATTGTATAACATTGAGCATTGTTTGTATGCCGCATTATACTGTCTTTTGGTGTTCGGATTTGTGTCTTCGGTGATGAACTCCTTGTACCAAAGTTCATAAATTTCTGAAAAAGTGCGTCTTGCCGAATCAACATCAAACGGGTTTTGATTGTAATCAGCAAGAGCGTTCAGAGCTTTCGGCTTGTTGGGAAAGTAGCCTATAACTCTGCGTTCCTGATTGCGTGTTTCTTTGTTGTATCCTATTGTCACGCAGGCAACCCACGGATTGCGCCTGTTTCCGCTCAGCTTATAAACAGAGCCGTAGCCGTTAGGCAGTTTCATTTTATACACTCCTTTTGCTTAAAAAAGGGTGCAAAAATCCCTTGTGCTTTAAATTACTTGAAAAACACAAGGGATTGTGATACAATTATTTTGCATTAAACTGCATCATCTGCACCCTGTGTAGGTGATTCCGCTCAATTCGACTGGTACTCGAATTGAGCGGATTTTTTTATTTAATTCTATTTAATCGGCAGACCATGGCTGTCGGTGTATGAGCCTGCGGCAATTCTGATTATATCAACAATCCAGCCTATGCCGAAAAGTCCGCCTGTGAAGAGGTAGAGGATACCCATACCTGCTTTACCTGCATAGAAGCAATGAGCGCCGAGCATACCGAGAACAACACACAAAATCAATGTCATACTTTTATCTTTAGGACTGCACAACTGATGATGAGATACAGTCGGAGGGGCAGAGGTCGCCACATTTGGCTGATTATTGATTATGTTCTGAATAATAATTGGTTGCTGTTCTGCTTTGTTTTCGGGATATTCAAGTTCGGACATACAGTAAGGGCAAAGTCTGTATTCTTTGCCGACATTTGCACCGCAATTTTTACATACCATAGATAACACACCTTTCAAATAATAATGTCATAGTGTTTTATTTCTTAATCTATTAAGTTCCTCAATTTCATTTTTTGACAAAGGGACACTTAAATCTTCAAGTTCCGGACAATACATATAGTAACCTATGTAAATTCTGCACTTAGGACATCTTCCCGTGCGTAAAAATACTGGTAAATCATAAACATATGGGTGTGTATTATCTGTTTTGTTTATACTATAAATTTTATTGTCATACCCCTTACAAAAATCACAACTGTTTGATGTAGTTAATTGCATATAACTCAGGTTTAAGTTGTGCATTGCTTTAATTTGTCGTTTAAAGCTTTCGCACTCTTTAGTAAGTATAATGTCAGGAAACATTTCAGGATGTTCTTTTCTTGCCTTATCCTCAATTTGTTTTGAAAGTTCTTTGTTTAACAATTCGGCATACTTTATTACTCGTAGGTACTGCTTTTCAGTAAGGTGCATTTTCTCATATGAAAGAGAATCAGAAATCTGATTAGATTTTAAAAGACATTCTACCGCTAAATCTAAATCTCCGTTCGCTTTGTGATTGGTAGCGGCTTTCTGCAATAAAAACATAACCTCAGAGTTTATACACGGAATGGCTCTTATATTTTCAACAGTGCTTACATCATAACTACCACAAGTAACGGGTATTTTTTCTAAAGAAACGTCGCTTTGATTATCTGATTTTAGAGAATCAACAAATCTTAAATTTTCGTCGGTCAAATATGAACTGTATTTGTTGGATATATCTTCAAAAAAATTATTTATTTTATTTTGCTTGCCCTTATCAGTTTTCAATTTATTGGCAGCTAAAAGAGTGGATTTCCAATATCTAAGAATAAATCTATTTGTATTTTGCTCGTAGTTATTTTTCAATTCTTTTAGTTGTTCTTTTGGTAAAGGGTGTCCTGAAGTTTTTCGCACATTATATTTACAGATTTCTGTTAATATTTGTAAAGCCTTAATGTAATTATTAAAATATGATTCAGGCTTTGCCGAATCTCTTATCCATTTTTCAGCTCCTGCATAATCACAGAAAAGTAAATATACAGCATTATCAGAAGATTCATTTCTATATTCATTGATAAATGGGTTTTCAAGTAAAGCATTTTTAACAGCTTGTGGTAGCTGTTCATTTGCGTCAACTTCTTTTTGAACTTCTAATTCCTTTGGAGTATCTGTTTTTGTAGGAGAATCTATTTGTTGGTGCGGTTCTGTTTTATGTGATTTGAATAATTTATCTAAAAATCCCATATTATCCCAACTTTCTGTAATAAAAATAATGTGCAGAACAGGCACTATAAATTGTAAAAAATTTACGGCTACATCAATAAATTATCTCTGTAAAATTCCATTGCTTCAACCATAAATTTATTTGTGACATTAAAATATTCGGCAAGTTCCCACGGTTCTGTTATGCCGTTGTGAACCGCTTCTTTCAGCTCATCCAAAGGGATGAGCTTTTTTATTGTGTGTTTCTTTACTTTTTGTTCCATTTTCCCTTTTACGGTTAATGGAGTTGTGAATAAATAAAAAGCACCTAAATCTATGTGAACTTCTTCGTGAGCAAGCAAAACTGTTTCCTCGGCAGTAGTTTCAATCTTGCTTTTGTCAAGAACTACAATTCCGTTTTCGTAAGGAAAAGAAAATGCTTTTGCTTTGTCAGTTTTGAAATAATCAACAGTTATCCCTTTTTGTTCACATTCAAAATAAATATCCTCTAAAGTCATTCAATCATTTCCTTTTTGAGATTTCTTAAATTTGATATAGCTAAGTATATCGTTTTTAAAATCTTCGCTTTCTCCTTCCATTTCTTGATAAGCAGCATACGAAAGTTCATCAAAATTTGCTTTCGGAAGAGGGGAAGAAACCTTTCTTGCAACATCTTCAACTAACTTTTCAATCTGCTCGTGCTGTTTCTTTTCTTCTTCGATTTCCTGCTCAGTCATAAGTCTTTCAACAGGAACACCGAGATAATTGGCTATTTTAAGGCGAGTTTGGTATTTAGGTAAAACACCGTTTTTCCAATTGCGTATAGAACCTTTACTCAAACCAACTGCAACCAAAACCGCAGTAACTGTTGTACCGTTCTCTTTACATATTGAATCCAATAAATCAAAGAACACAAAAATGCACCTCTACTTTTGTGCACTTTTCACGAAGTTCATATAAATGCACTTAAATTTCAAAAATGCACTTGCAAAGTACACTTTTATGCACTATAATAAACTTGTCAAGACGATGTGGGGACATTAACTTGACGAAAAAAGGTGTGTGAATGTGCACCAACTTTGTAATCTAATTTTTTTAACTGATTAAATTATAAAGGTATAGTGCACATTTGTCAACCTAAATTATCAATAAAAAAGGAGGTAATAAATTGTGGATTTTTACAAAATTGTGTCAGATATATGCGATAAAAGAAATATAACACTTTGTTCGTTACTCTCTCAATTAGAAATGAGTAAAGCTAACATCCGAAACTGGCGTAATGGCGTTATTCCTAAAATTTCAGTAAGACAGAAAATTGCTGAAATCACAGATACACCAGTTGAAAACTTACTGACGAATGAAGAAAAGTCAGTTGTCAACGAAATTCTTAAAAAGAACAGTAGGTAATACCACACAATCAATAATACCACAATCACAGTCCCATTAAACGGACTTAGCTGAAAAGAGGTGAAGAAAGACGGAAGTAATAATAATTTTAGGACTGCTAATGCTTTGCACAGCTTTTGCTTCAGCAGTATTAGCAATAAAAATAGTAGCCGCCCATTTGTATAAAACAATAGACAGCTACCTTGATAAGCACGACGCTCAAATTATGGATCTGATTAAGTGGGCAAAGGAGAATGAAAATTGAACAAGTTTTTAATGTTTGTAGTGTTTATTCTCAACGCAATTATCTTACTTCTGCTGATTACAGCAATGCTTATCAAAGCAGAGGTTATCCTTTAAGAAAGAAGTATTCAAATAATGCAATCAAAATTGCTGATAATAGTGAAATTGCAATAAATGGCATTGAATATTTAGTAATTCCTAATATCAAAACTTTTATGTTTCGTGTTTTGTATGTATACATCTTTTTATCTAACGGTCTTAAAGGAATTCCTAAAGCAGAACAACAATCGTCATATTCTTTGTCGACTAATTTTGAAATGCTTTGAAAGTTAATTTTATCTAATGGAAGAGAAAATACATAGCTGAGTTTTCCACCTGCGATAAGTTTATTATCGGCAATAATATCTTCGCATTTTTCAACGGCTTGTTTAATTTCAGAAGTAATTTCCTTTTTGTACAAATGTTCTTCAAGCAGGTTGAATATGGGGAAAATCACTAATTCATATCGTTCTTTCAGATAGGTTTTGTTCTGTTCCTTTTTAAATAATATCCAAGACAGAACCAAAGTGCATAAGGTTGAAACTGCGGATATTATTAAAGTCAACCACGATAAAATATCATTCATATTTATGCCTCCTTTCATAGTTAATCATAACATTTAAGGTCGTGTAAAGCAATAAAATATCGAAAAGCAGGTGAGAAAATGGCAAAACTTAAACTTATTGACACAAAGGACAAGTTCCTTCTTGAAATTGTCGGAACAGAAATTCCGTATGTTACAAGCTATCAGATAACACGAACGGTCGGCGAGGTTGTACTGCTCAAGCTGGCTCTCAGCGTTGCTGATGTTGAATCAGTCGAAATCGTTTCAGACAAAATTACCAACGAAAATTAAGGAGGTGTACATATGGACACAGTTCAGATGAACAAAAAAATCAAAGAAATTATGGATAGCAGTGATGTCTATCTGCTCTCGGAAGATGCCGCAAAGGCTATTGGAGTTGCTCCGCAAAACTTGCGTGAACAGGCAAAGGACGAACCCGAAAAATTGGGATTCAATGTAATTGTAGTCGGCACATCTATCCGTATTCCGAGAATACCGTTTCTCAATTATATTCTCGGTTCAAACCCGTTGAAAGGAGTGTAACAAATGTGGTTAAGAAACTATCCGACACGCAGAAAACTGCTCAAAGATGTGGAAAACCTCAGAGCAGAGAACAGACATCTCAGCATTGAACTGAGAAACGCAAGAACGGACCTTGCACTTGAAAAAACAGCGTCAAGCGGTTATCGTCACGAGAACAGAGAGCTAAAACGCAAACTCAAAGCCCTTGAAACGCCTGAATCCGAAGCATTCAATTTTGAATGTGTGGGGGTTGAAAATGCCAACGACTACAAGGTTGTTTGATGAAAAGAACATTTTGCGGACCTTAGCAAAATGTTTATCAAATATAAAGGTGGGAAAATATTTTGAATTACACTGATTTTATATCCTCAAACGGATACATATGCACTGAATCTGAGTTTGAAATTGCTAAGGCACACGCTAAGAACAAGTTGGCGGTTATTATCAGCCGATTTGGTGATGCAAACGGTGAACGCCTTGAGGATTATTACCTTGAACAGCTTATCAGGGAAGAACTCAGAGCTGAAAGAGTATCAAAGGCGTTGTTTGAAATGCAACTTGCAGGCAAAGAGAAATCCCGCATTGCTTAGGAACAGCAACACGGGATTAAACAAAAAGAAATTTAAACAAGCTCATTATATCATATTGAATCGAAAAATCAATAGTTAGGAGATATTAAAATGTGCGAAGTATGCAGAAGCACTCCGTGTAATCCGATGTGCCCAAACGCACCGCAAGTACTGGTAATGGGGCATTGCAGAGCGTGCAACGCAGAACTCAGATATGATTATACATATTTCAGAGATACAAATGATGATATTTTCTGTTCTCGTGAATGTGCCGAACTTTTTCACGGCATTACCGAGGAAGAATGGTCAATAGATTAAGGAGGTAACATAAAATGACCAAAATTACAGAACCCGTTAATTTGCTTGAAACTGCTGATATGGAAGAAGTAAAAAATCTGTCAACAGTTAATGATGCAGAACCTGATTCAACCGATTTAATTCAGGTAGCTCAGATTCCTGTCATCATCGAGAATCTCAAGCTGGTTAAATCTGAAATTGAGAAAAAGGTAAACACTGCCTGCGAAATGATATGTACAGACGAAAACTACAAGGAAATCAAGAAGTTGCGTTCATCGCTCAATAAGGAATTTGCGGAATTTGAAACTCGCCGAAAAGCGGTTAAATCGGAAATAATAACACCTTATGAGGCTTTTGAAACAGTTTATAAGGATTGTGTAACAAATCCGTACAAAAAGGCAGATTCGGCGCTCAAGGGCAAAATTAACGCTACCGAGCAGGAATTAAAAAGGATTAAATACGAAAAGTCTATGAGTTATTTTGAAGAATATAAGAAATCACTCGGTATTGACTTCGTAACATATGAGCAGGTTAATCTGAATATAACCATGAGCGTATCTCTCAAAAAGCTAAAAGAAACCATTAAGACCTTTTTGGACAAGGTTATGGATGACTTAAAGCTTATCGCAACGCAGGAGCACAAGGACGAAATCCTGTACGAGTATAAGCGGTCTTTGAATGTATCGGTTGCAATAACTTCCGTAACAGAGAGGTACAAGGCTATTGAAGAAGAAAAAGCAAGGGCAGAAGCCGAAAAAGCAGAGCGTGAAAAAGCCGAGCAGGCTGTGAGCAACACTCTTCACGAATATGAACCGTTTGTTGCAAATGTGCCTGAAGAAGTTGCTCCTCCGGTTGAAGAAATATCAGAACAGCCACAGCAAGATGAAAAAGTTCTGTCATTGTCATTCAAGGTTTACGGTACAAAATCACAGCTTAAAGATTTTGCACTCACTGTTAAGCAGTTAATCAACGAAAGGGGATTGCGCTATGAGTAATTATAATAATCAAAACAATCAGATTCAGCAGAGAAAGCCGAAGTTTTCGTCAATGCTCCAGACACAGGCTTTTCAGAAAAGTCTTTCAAACTCAATGAAAGACCCGAAGGAAATTCAGAAATTTACGGCGGCTATCACATCTGTGGTGAGTACAAATCCTGCACTCGAAGAATGCGATGCAGCTACAATTCTTTCGGCGGCTCTTTGCGGTCACTCTCTCGGACTTCCTCCGTCACCACAGCTCGGTCAGTATTATATGGTCCCGTTTAAGGACAGAAAGAATAAGCGTACAACAGCTACATTTGTTCTTGGCTATCGTGGCTATATTCAGCTTGCTATCCGTTCAGGACAGTATAAAAGACTTAATGTGGTGGAAATCAAAGAGAGAGAACTTCTTAATTGGGATCCGCTCACAGAAGAAATTACAATCAAAATGATTGAAGATGAAACAGAGCGTGAAACAGCTGAAACAATCGGATATTATGCTTATTTTCGCTATGTAAACGGCTTTGAGAAAGCTCTTTACTGGAGTAAGGATAAGATGAAACAGCACGCTATGAAGTATTCAGCCGGATATGCAAGCGATGTCAATAAGGGTACAAGTTACACTTTTTGGGCAAAGGATTTTGATGCTATGGCAAAAAAGACAATGCTCAGACAGCTTATAAGCAAATGGGGTATTATGAGTGTTGAAATGCAGACAGCATATGAAGCTGATAATCATATTATCAATGCTGACGGAACTCCCGATTATGACACCGATACCATGATTGATGCAGAAGTTCCTGCTGAAACACCTGAAATTTACAATTCATCTTCATCTGAACCGGATGAAGAACAGTTCTCTATTGATGATCTTGCAGAATGAAATGATTGATTTAGAGATAATAAGCACAGGCTCTAATGGCAACGCAGTCTTTCTTGACGGTCAGGTCTTGATTGACTGCGGAGTGCCGTTCAACAAACTTGTTGAGTGTGAAGTGGTTGACCGAGTTAAATATGTTTTTTTAACTCATCAACACGGAGACCATTGTAATGTTGCTACTCTAAAGCGACTGCTGTCCGAACACCCTTGTATTCGGATAATTTACCCCAATTATCTTTGCAAAAAGCTTTTTTTATTAGGTGATACCTCCTTTCAATACAATTCTTTCATAGTCGCTCAGGATAAATGGTACTCAATCAGCAATATTACTTTTTCAGCAGTACCACTTCGGCATGATGTTCCTAATATCGGCTGGAAGTTACACTTCAACACTCAACAGGGGATATATAAAGTTATATACGCAACTGATACATCGGAAATCGCTCATATAACAGCTAAGAACTACGATTTGTATCTTGTAGAAGCTAACTACTCAAAAACAGAATTACTTAATCGAATAAAAGATAAACGATTGAAAGGTCAATATGTGTACGAAGATAGAGTTCTTCGTACACATTTGAGCAAAGAAAAGTGCGATGAATGGTTGTATCAAAATATGGGTAATAACAGTTTCTTCGTTTATATGCACCAACATGAGGACTTAGTATGATTACATCAGCGAACATAGTATCTTATGACGGATATAACTTAATAGTAAGACCGCATGAGCGTATCGGCAGAGAACTTGCACAGAAACAAGTACATGAAATTGAACTCAGAATTGTTGACGGACGCACGATTTCTGCCGAACAGCGAAGAAAAATATACGCAATCATCAGAGATATAGCATTTTGGTGCGGAGATAATCCCGAATGGATTAAAGAATATTTCAAGTTTAATTTTTGCGGTGAATTTGGCATTGAATACTTTTCGCTGTCTGATTGCGAAAAAAGCGTAGCAAGAGATTTCATAAGCTATCTGATAGATTTTTGTTTCTACCAAAATATCGGAACAAGAGATACTCTGCTTAATGTTACAGATGATATAGGCAGATACTTGTACAGTTGTCTTGAAAATCGTAAGTGTGCAATATGCAATGCACCAGGTGAAGTTCATCATGTTGACAGAATTGGTATGGGGCGAGATAGGGAACAGATTGTACATATAGGATTAAAAGCTATATGCCTTTGCAGAAAGCACCACGATGAAGCACATCGGCACGAAAAAGAGCTGTTTGATAAGTACAAAATCTACGGTATAGAGCTTGATGAATATCTTTGTACAAAGCTGAAACTTAATACAAAAAGAAAGAGGTGATACAGTGAATGGCTGGACAACCAAAGCGAGGGCTTGACTTTGCGGCTTGGGATGTTCACTTGTTCGATGATGATGAGAGATTTGATGTGCTTATTGATGCACAGGGTTGGGACGGCTTTGGAGTATTTTTTTGGATTTGTACCAAAGCTTATGCAACAAATGGTTACTATTATGAGTGGCGAGAAGAAACCAGTGCTGCCACGATAGCGAAACGAATGAGCGGTGGAATTAAATCAGATACGGTAAATCAGGTAGTTAAGCTTTGCTTACGAATTGGGCTGTTTGATAACGGGCTGTTTGATAGGGAGAGCATACTGACCAACAAAATGATGCAAGAACGATATATGTACGCTATCGAAAAACGCTCCGTGCGAGGTCGCACAATAAATAGATTATATTGGCTTTTGAAAACGGAAGAAACAAAGGCTTATATAGTTATACCTGAAAATGAGCATAATCTCTCCGAGAATGAACATAATCTCTCCGAGAACGACACAAAGAAAAGTAAAGTAAAGGAAAGTAAAGTAAATAGAAATAATTATTATGCGATGCCGTCTGCAAATGCAGCCGACACCGCCGGTGAAAATATTTTTATTACATTACCTTTGAACGATAAGAGTAATTATCCAGTTTCAAAATCTGATGTTCAGCACTACAAAATTTTGTATCCTGCTGTTGATGTAGAACAACAATTGCGTTCGATGTTGGGGTGGCTCGAAGCTAATCCGAGCAGGAGAAAAACAAGAACCGGCATTAAAGGTTTCATTACTAAATGGCTTAATAAGGTCCAAGACAGAGGAGGTGTAGGATATGGATTCAATCCAAGCGATAATGTCAAGAATAATGTCACCACAGCGAGCGGAGGAAATTATCCAACGGGCGAGAAAGTCTTCTAAAGAACTCACTCCGAGAGAAAAAGCCGAACAAGAAGCAAAAGTGTTTAACTCAACACCCGGTAAGCTCATTGGCTATGAGTGCGAGAAATGTATGAACCGAGGCTATATTTACCGTGTAAAGGCAGGCGAAACGCCTTTCGGGCAGGTTACATATGATGTGGTTGCTTGCAAATGTGATTGTATGAAAATTCGAGATGAACTTCACAGAATGCAGAACAGCGGTCTTCAAAAACTTCTTAAACGATATACTTTTGAAAGTTACAAGACAACCTCAGATTGGCAGAAATATGTGAAAGATAAAGCATATGAGTACATTGACAAATGCTCTGATTGGTTCTTCTTCGGCGGTCAGCCCGGTTGTGGAAAGACACATATATGTACGGCTATTGTCGGAGCATTACTCAAAAAAGGCAAAGCACCTAAATATATGCTTTGGCAGGATGATATTACCAAAATCAAGCAGGCATCGAGTAATTTAGAGGTGTATGAAGCTCTCATAAATTCATATAAGCAAGCGGAAATTCTTTACATTGATGATTTCTTTAAAACTCGCAGGGGCGATTTTGTCTCAACAGCTGATGTCAATGCTACATTTAAGATTATCAATTACAGATACAATGAAGGATTGCCGACTGTCATAACATCTGAATTATCACTTGAACAGATTTCGCAGATTGATGAGGCTTTAGGCAGTAGAATTTCAGAAATGGCTAATCCGAAAATTTTTATTAAAGCCGATAAAAATAAGAATTACCGTTTTACGAGAGGAAATGAAAATGATGTCTGAAGCACAGGAGCAATGTAAACTCATTAAATGGGCGGATAAATGTGTGCAAATGAAAATACATCCTGAACTTTCAATGCTGTACGCTGTTCCAAATGGTGGCAGAAGAGATAAAGCCGAAGCCGCACATCTTAAAAGGCAAGGAGTTAGGGCAGGTGTTCCGGATTTATGCCTTGCTGTGCCAAAAGGTAAATATCACGGCTTATATATTGAGCTTAAAGTCGGCAACAATAAGACTTCTGAACATCAGGATAAATGGTTGCAGAATCTTTCACGGTGCGGATACGCCGTAAAGGTATGTTATGGCAGTACATCAGCAAAGCAGACAATTGAAAAATATCTGCAATTGGGTGATTGATTATGAAATTGCAGGTTTGTCGAAAGTGTAAACACGAATATCATCCGTGTAGCATACGGAAATGCCCGTACTCTGAAAAAGGTTTGTACATCTGCGTTTACTGCTGTAAGCACTGTAGGTTTTGCAAGCCCGTAAGCACAGGCTTTGTCTGTGAATTTGAAAGGAGAGAAAGCATTGAAAGCGAGAATACCCGTTAAGCTGAAAAGAGAGACTATGGCGGAGATTAACCGCCTTGCAGATAGAGAATATCAGAAAGTCAAGGACAAGGAAATTGCGGACGCCACAAGGCGAATTTTTAAGACGATTGTATTTGCTTTGTATAAGGATTTCGGCTTTGGCCGTGATAGATGCGCAAAGGCACTAAAGTCTATGACCGAAATAATTGAACACTCTGACACTGACGAAGTGTTTTGGGAGCATATCGACCGTGTGGTTATCGACAAGCTGAAACTTGAATTTGAGAAGCGGGACTACACAGACAACGGAAAAGTTGTTAATTTTGAAGGAGACGAAGAAAATGATTGATTGTACGAAAACTACAAACTACTTCAGCGAAAAGAAAAGAATGGGTAGACAGGCGAGCGGAGTGTGCAAACTTAGATGTACAGATTGCCCTATGGGCATGAGGAATAACGGCATAGGTGTTACGTGTTCGGATTTTGAATCATCTTACCCTGAACAAGCAATCGAAGTTGTTCAGAGGTGGAGCAATGCGTATCCGCAAAAGACATTTCTTACGGAGTTCTTGAAGAACTATCCGAACGCTCAGCTTAGAATAGACGGAATACCTAAAGGTGTGTGTCCGTATGCCTTAGGACTGATAAACAGAGATGATTGTCAAAAAAAAGACCATAACTGCGGGTTGCATGTTATTGCCGAAAAAAAGGAGCGTGAAAAACAATGATTGAAAAAGAATTAAAAATCCGTGATTTTTGCGGTGACTATGCATTGGATATACCCGATTATAATGGTAGCAATTTCACTTTGTATTTCAATTCAAAGAAAAACGCCGAAAATGTAAAACGCATTATTGAGATTGACGGAAGCAAACCTAACGAAGCAACCGTGTGTGAAATGCAAGAGATTAAGCACGGAAGTTGGGAATATGACAGCGAGGGTGTCGACTGTGCAATTTATTTATGTTCTGAGTGTGGTAATTTTATTGCTCTTTATGCGGGCGTTTTTAGCGAGGGTATTGATTTGTATCCATATTGCCCTTACTGCGGAGCAAAAATGGATAAGGAGTGAAAATAATGACAAGAACTGAATTTGAAAAGTATTTAGGTAAGGATGTAACAATTACTCTGTATGATGGAGCGATATACGCAGGCATATTACACCAAACTGGCGAAAAAGCTTTTGCGGACAATCCTAATTTATCAGTGCCGTTAAATTTTTATTTTTGTATTGATGAGAATAATGAAGTAGTTAAAAATACTGTATTTAGAGTGTCGCATATCCAGAAAATCAGCTGCAATGAAAAGTTAAGAATGACAAATTTTGAAAGGATTAAATCAATGAGTATTGATGAAATGGCTCGAAGTTGTATAGACTTTTTCAGTTGCCCGTACGGAACTCCGTATGTCGGTTGTCCTATGGAAAAGCGATTCAATAACAGCTGTATTGACTGCACAAAACATTGGCTTGAAAGTGAGGTAGAAGAATGAGAGACATTAAAAATATTACCGTTAATTACGATAACGGCGAAATAGAAACCTTAAATAAAGGTGTAGTTGTTGGTTTTGATGAAATCGACAACGAAGAAGAAACTATCAAGGTCAGCTATCGTATGTGCGATATTAAAGGCAAGGATTTGTATTTGATTGTAAACGCTGTTATTGCGTTGGCACAGAAACTTGGTATGCTTGACGAGGAGGAGCGTGATGCGGATTGACGGTTAAAGATTATTTATATTCGGTCAGGGTTTCGGATAAGCTGATCAGAACGAAAGAACACGAGCTGTCGAAACTTAGGCTGAATATTGCACAGGTATCGGTTAAGCAAAACGAACCTGTTAAGACATCGGGAGTTAATGACCCTATGCGGATTGTTGACAGGATTGCAGACCTACAGGCTGAAATCAATCGGGAGATTGACAATCTTGTACGGTTGAAAACTGAAATTCGCAGTAAAATCAACGCACTTGATGATTACCGTTACATTGCGATTTTGACCGAGTATTACATAAATTGTCATCGGTGGGAAGATATTGCAGAGTGTATGGAAATGAGCGTAAGGCATACCCTGAGGTTGCACGGCGAAGCGTTACAGGCATTCCGAAAAAAGTTCGATTTTTCGTAAAATTATTTTAAAATGTCATTGAATGTCACCCTTACCCTGCGTATAATGGTATTATGAAAGTTTGACAAACAGGACATATGTGAAACTCTCCTAAGATAAAAATTGCACAGACCGCTCTCGTTTGAGGGCGGTTTTGTGTTGTGTGTGGTTATTTTATACAAATTATTACTTTCTTAATTGTGCGGTTTACAGAAAAATGTAAAATTCGTTGAATTGTGTCAAATAATATGATAGATTAGTGGTATATAATAACTAAGGAGAGCTACATATGAGCGAAGAAAGTAAGGCAAAAACCTGTTTTGTTATAATGCCTATATCAGATCAGCCGAAATACCCTGCAGGTCATTTTGACAAAATATACGAACAGATAATTGTTCCTGCTGTCAAAGAAGCAGGATTTGAACCTATAAGAGCAGATAGCAATCAAATATGTGATTCGATAATGCAAAAAATTTTGAAAAATTTAGTTGAATGTGATATGGCAATTTGCGATTTAAGTTCAAGAAATCCGAATGTTATGTATGAATTAGGAATTCGACAAGCCTATGGTAAAAAAGTAGTTTTGATACAGGACGATGCTACTGATAAAATTTTTGATGTAGCAGGAATAAATACTGTTTTTTATAAGAGAGATAGGTTGTATGAAAATGTTATTAAGGCAAAAGATGATATTGCTAATGCGATAAAGGAAACTTATGAAAATGGTTCATTTTCGTTAATGAGTATAGCAAATTTAGAAAATGCAACTGTAGATAATTCCAAAGTTGATGAGGTCGTTTTCGATAGATTTATGATGAAATCAATATATTCAAAGTTAGATGCTATTGAAGATTCAATAAGAATGTTTTCTAATACGCCAAATGTTAGTGACGAATTAAATGTTGACCTTAATAATCGTGAATTTGCAAGCTTGCTTATGGAATGTCGATATGCATTGAGAAACAATCCCAATAATCTTGATTTACTTATTTCCTGTTATCAAAAATTGTTGAGAGTTAATAGTTTATTGATTAACAATAAGGACAATAAATTACTTACGCCTAAAGACTGTTTGATATTAAGAAATACACTGGCAGAATTGAATGACAGAATTAATGATTTAACGCTTAATACTGATTAATTGAGAGTGCATTTAGTACTCTCTTTTCTTTTGCTTATTTTTAGAATTTTCAGACAAAGAGAGGTGATACCGTGAAAGACAAATTAAATGCAAGGCAGAGAAAGTTTGCGGAATATTATGCGCAGAGCGGTAACACCGTTCAGAGTGCGATACAGGCAGGATATTCAGAAAATTACGCAAACGCAAGAGCATATGAATTGTTGGAGAATGTTGGAGTTTCAAAATACATCAAGGAGCTTTCCGATAAGCTCAAGGACGAGCGCATTATGAGTGCAAAGGACAGACAGGTTGCTTTGTCCGACATTGCAAGGAATGACGAGCAGGACACCTCCGACAGAATCAGGGCTATTGACACGCTCAACAAGATGACGGGTGAATACACCGTTAAGGTTGACGCAAAGGTTGAGCAGTCCGAAAAGCTCTCTGATGTGTTCAGACAGTTAGGCGGTGAGGGACTGAGTGAGTAACAAATTCCCGTTGTCACAAAAGTATATCGACTTTATCAACACAACAAATGTGTCGGCTGAATTTCTTGAAGGAACTACAGCGTCCGGCAAAACTACCGTCGGAGCAGGCGTTAAGTTTATGCGAATGGTGTCGCAATCGTCGAAGAAGCTTCACGCAATTGCCGCCAAGACAACGGGTAAAGCCGAAGAAACGATTATTCAGCAGGATAACGGTATTCTCGACCTGCACCGCAACGCTGTCTATTGCGGTAACGGCGACAAGGATTACAAGTTGCCGCATATCAAGTTTGAGGGCAAAATTATCTATATTCTCGGTTACAGCAGTCGGGATAAGTGGGAAATGGTTCTCGGTGCGCAGTTTGGGTGCGTTTATATTGACGAAATCAACACCGCTGATATCGAGTTTATCCGAGAGATGTCAACCCGTAATGACTATATGCTTGCAACGCTGAATCCCGATGATCCGAGCCTGCCTGTGTATAAGGAGTTTGTCAACCGCTCCCGTCCTTTTAAAAAATATGAAAACGATGTTCCTCCCGAGATTACGGCGGAGCTTACCGAAGAACCTGTACCGAATTGGCGGTATTGGTTCTTTTCTTTTGCCGACAATTTAAGTCTTACACCCGAACAGATTGAAAAGAAAAAGAACTCTGCACCGAAAGGTACAAAGCTCTATAAAAATAAAATCTTAGGTTTGCGAGGCAGAGCAACAGGTCTTGTGTTCCCGAATTTTGAGAGGGCAAGACATATCAAATCAAAAGAGTGGGCAGGAGAGTTTTTGAACTGTAACCGCAAGTCAGAACACTTTGTTCAGTTCACCGCAGGTCTTGATACCGCCTATTCGCAGAAGTCGCCTGACACTATCGCAATGACATTTTACGGCATTACCAATCACGGCAAGTGTGTTCAGCTTGATGAAAGAGTTTATAACAACGCTGAAATGCAAACACCTATTGCCCCGAGTGACACGGTGAAGAATTTTATTGATTTTCTTGACCGCAACCGTGATGAATGGGGCTTTGCACGCACGGCTTTTATTGACAGCGCCGACCAAGCGACTATTACCGAATTTCAAAAGTATAAGCGACAGCACGGCTGTGTCTATGACTTTGCAAATGCATGGAAGAAAACGAAGATTATCGACCGAATCAATCTTGTACTCGGCTGGCTTGCCACCGACTGTTATTTTGTGCTTGAACATTGTAAAAACACGATTGCCGAGTTTGAAATTTACAGCTGGCGAGAGGATAAAGACAACACACCCGAGGACGGTCACGACCATTGCATTAACAGCGGTCAATATGCGTGGCTGCCGTTTAAAAATATTATTGGAAGTGAAATAAATGGGGCTGATTAACAGAATGGCTGAATCTATCAGATCGGGAATTAAAAACTTTTTGCAGATTACTCCTGCAAGCGACAAAACAATTACCGTCACCGAAACAAGCAATCATCTGACCGAGTGCTTTATCAATCGCATTTGGTATTGGGGCAACAGCAGACAGCTTGCGGAGCTGTACAGGCAGATTGATACAAACAAAACTATGTTTTGGGCGGCAAAAAGCACAAAGGGGCTTGAAATCCGTAAAATACACACGGGCTTGCCGGCACTCATCTGCGAAACGCTTGTGAATATCGTAATTGCCGACTACAACGGCACAGATGTTACAAGTAAAAATTCAACCGCTTATGCAGAGCGTTGGGAAGACATTGAAAAGCAGAACAAGCTATCCGACACGGTTAAGCAAATGCTCCGTGACCTATGTGTTGTCGGTGACGGTGCTTTTAAGGTCAGCTTTGACACGGCTGTATCAGATGTTCCGATTGTTGAATGGTATCCTGCCGAAAACATCGACTTTACATATGTGCGTGGCAGAATCCGAGAGGTTAAGTTTTACACCGATTACACGCAAAAACACCGCCGTTACCGTTTTGAAGAAACATACGGTTACGGCTATATTCACTATGCTTTGTATGATGACAACGGTAAAGAGATTGACCTGCACACGGTTGACGCTCTTTCGTGGATTGATTCAAAGGGCGTTACATTTGACGAATCATATATGTGGGCTGTACCTGTCCTTTACGGCAAATCGTGCCACAAGGGCAGAGGTGCGGGCATTATCGGCATAAAAACAGACGCTTTCGACAGCCTTGATGAAGTGTGGTCACAGTGGATGGACGCACTCAGAGCCTGCCGAACAAAGCAGTATGTGCCTGGTTGCCTTGTTCCGAGAAATCCTGAAACCTGTCAGCCGATATCGCCAAATCCGTTTGACAACCGATTTATTACCGTGGGCAACGATATGTCTGAAAACGGCAACGGCAACAGGATTTACACCGAAAGTCCGCAGATTCAGCACGAAAGCTATTTGAGTTCATACATTACTGCCCTCGACCTCTGCTTACAGGGCATTATATCGCCGTCAACTCTCGGCATTGATACGAAGAAGCTTGATAATGCAGACGCTCAGCGCGAAAAGGAAAAGACAACCCTTTACACAAGGCAGAACCTTGTGAAAATTACGCAGAACGCACTTCAAAGCCTTGTTGCAGTTGTACTCAATGCAGACGGTGAACTTAATGGCAAGGGTATTGTTGAGGGCTTGGAAGTATCCGTAAACTTCGGCGAATATGCAAATCCGAGCTTTGAAAGTCAGGTTGAAACTGTGTCAAAAGCAAGACAGGGCGGTTTGATGTCAGTTGAAACCTCGGTTGACGAGCTTTACGGCGACAGCAAGTCGGAGGATTGGAAAGCCGAAGAGGTGCAGAGAATTAAGGAAGAACAGGGCATTGCAGGCGAAGAAGAAAAATCGGAGCTTGACGATGTGGACCTTACCGACACAGAAGAACCTGACAATAACGCAGATGATGAAGAAAATGCGGAAAATAATGCAGAAAAAACCGAAAGCAATCCCGAACAGAATGATACACAGGTAAACAATGAGTGATTACAATATCAGAGAAGCCTTTGAAAAAATCGAAGATGAACTGATTGACAGCATGATGAGAAATTTCAGCCGTCACAGAGCCGAAGAAACCAAAGAGGGTTACAACTGGACACAATGGCAGGCTGAACAGCTCAAAAGTCTTGAAGAGTACCGTAAGCACAACGCAAAGAAATTTGGCAAGCGTTTCAAAACCATTAACGGCAAGGTTGAAGAGATGATTCGCACCGCCAAAGCTGACGGAAATGCAAGTCAGGAGGCAGAAATTCTTGAAGCTGTCAAGGACGGTTTCAAAGCCCCGAAAAAGCCGTCAGCACACAGCACAGCCGAGTTTTTTAAGGTGAATGACCGTAAACTTGACGCACTCATAAAATCGACCACAGACGATTTAAAGAGGGCAGAAACGGCAGTTTTGCGTATGAGCAACGACAAGTACCGCAAGGCGATTTTTAACGCACAGGTTGCAATGAACACGGGTGCGGTTACATACGAAAAAGCCGTTGATATAGCTTGCAAAGATATGCTCAACGCAGGTCTTAATTGTGTGGAATACAAGAACGGTGCAAGGCATACGCTCTCGGATTATGCGGATATGGCGGTTAAAACAGCCAACAAAAGAGCCTATCTGCGTGGTGAGGGCGAAAAGCGAGCCGAATGGGGAGTATCCCTCGTTGTTGTGAACTCAAGACAGGGCGGCTGCCCCGATTGTGCAAAATATATCGGCAAGGTGTTTATTGACGATGTGTATTCAAACGGCAAAAAGTCAGACGGAAACTATCCGCTTCTCTCAACCGCAATCAAGAACGGTTTGTTTCATCCGAGATGTAAGGACAGCACAAGTACATATTATCCCGAACTTGATGATTTGGACGCACCGTTGTCTGAAGATGAAATCAAAGAGCTTGATCGTCAGCGAGGAATTGAGGAAAAACAGCAGTATGCACAGCGACAGGCAGAACGCTTTGACCGCCGTGCTGAATACAGTCTTGATGAGGACAATAAACGCATTGCCCAAACCCGAGCCGATGAGTGGCACGATAGGGCGAATACGCTTGAAGAAAAGACAAAGCAATTCTCACTAAACACCAATGAACAGAAATATTACAGACCTGTTTTTGAAGAAGATATATCAAAAACTTTTGAACGCAAAATTGAGGGCGAAACAATTACAATTGATACCCACAAGGCAAATACATTGTGTGATAATGTTTATATTTCAGATAAGGTAAAGCTAAAACGAAAAGAACTTCATAATTTTGATATGCAAGTGAGAAAAGCGTTTGATATGCTCGGAGAGGTTGAAACAAGCGGAAAGCCTGAAATTTGTATTGTCACTCCCGAAGAAATGCGAGTAAATGCTATTGCTTCATATATGCCAATGCAAAATGTTCTAAATGTCAATTCAGCATACTTTTCAACAAGTGATTTGTCAGGCTTACAAGAAAACTTGGCTTGTCCGCAAGACAGATTGAGTACAATTCTGCACGAACTGATTCATTGGCAAGACGCTAAAAATTACAGAGCAAAATTCGGAGGTATTAACGATTATTTTGAATATTGCGATTACCTTAATAAAATTTATGCTCCAAAGGTTGAAAAATTGATAAATAACGGTTATAATATAGAGGATATAAGTGAGTATGCTTTTGAATGCTTAAAAGATAAAGCTATGGATGAAGTGCATAACGAGTACAGAGTCAGCAAACTTTTAGGGTGATGATGGTATGAGATTGATACAAACTGAAGAACAAAAATCTCTATGGAATGCGTTTAAGCCGTACCTTGTAACAAATGGTTTAAATGTCACTTTGCGTGAAGATGCTCCACAAGAAGCTAAAGATGCTGAAGCACTTTACAGTAAGCTTAGAGAGAAACAAAAAATGCAATATCTAAAAGATAGTGGTATAATCTAACCGCTCCGTAAAAAGGGCGGTTTTGTTATATGCAATTCACAAAAACAGCATAAAATTACGAATTGAGCATTTTATAATCGACAGCAATGTTGATTATAGGGTGCTTTTTGCATTTAAACCCGTCGATTTCGACCGGTTTAGAAAGGTGGTGACAGAATGAAAATCAGAGTAACAACAGCATTTAATGACAGGCAGAACGGCTATGTAACCCGACCTGTGAATGAAGTTTTTGAATGTTCCGAGCAGAGGGCAAAGGAACTCATTGACGGTGGTTTTGCAGAAGAGGTCAAGTCTGACGCTCCCAAAAAGCCGAGAGCCAAAGCAGTTAAAACAGAAAAAACAGAAAAAGCGGATTAAGCACTTTACGAATATGTAAGGTGCTTTTTTATTGTCCGAAGACATTAAACTACGGGAGACACCGTGCAAAACTGAAACAGAGAGACACTCTATGAACTGATTACGGGAGACACCCGAAAAACTGAAAGGATATGAAAAAATGGCAGAACCAAATCCAACACCAACCCCCAATGAACCGACACCTGCACCGCAGGGAACACCGCAGGGAAACGCTCCTGCCTTTGATTATGACAAGCTCGCAAGCCTTATTACAGGCAAACAGAGCGTGACAGAGGACACCGTTTTGAAGTCATATTTTAAGGAGCAGGGATTGTCAGCCGATGAGATGAAAGAGGCTATCGGTGCTTTTAAAAAGCAGAAAGCCAAGAACACTCCCGACTTTGCAAAAATGCAGTCGGAAGTTGAATCTGCAAACAACGCAAAGCTTATGGCAGAAGTCAACCAATCGGCAACCCTCGAAGCCGTAAAACAGGGCGTTGACATTGCAACAGTTCCTTATGTGCTTAAAATTGCAGACTTTTCAAAGGCTGTGACAGACGGCAAGGTCAATGCGGAAAAGCTGACAGAGGCTGTTAAAAAGGTGCTTGACGATATCCCCGCACTCAAGGGCAAACCTGCCGAGAACGGCACAGGAGTTAAGAAAATCGGCGGTGACGGCAACGGTACATCGGATGGTACAAAACCAAAGGCAAATGTTCCTACCAAAAAATGGAACAGATTTAATATTTAACCAAAGAAAGGATTGAAAAATTATGGCAAACACAAATAACTATGCCGAGCAGTTCAGCCCTGATCTGCTCGAAATTCTTGTTCAGGGTACACTCACATCACCATTCATCACTTCAAATGTAAAGTGGGTTGGTGCAAGAACTTTCCACTTCACACAGATGAGTACATCAGGCTTTAAGAACCACAATCGCAACGGCGGTTGGAACAAGGGCAAATATGTTCAGACCGATGTTCCGTTCACCTGCGAACACGACCGTGATATTGAGTTTCTCGTTGACAAGGCAGATGTTGATGAAACTAACGCAACCGCAAAGGTTGAGAATATTTCAAAGGTGTTTGAGCAGACACAGGTTGCTCCCGAAACAGACGCACTTTTCTTCTCAAAGGTTGCAGCAAAGGCTCAGGCAACAGACGGCTACCATTCTTCAACAAAGACATCGGAGTGGACTAAGGAGAACGCTTATTCAAAGCTCAAAACAATTCTTTCTGCCGGCAAGCTCCGCAGATACAAGGCAAGAGGCACACTTGTTGCCTATGTGACATCTCACATTATGGACTGCCTTGAACAGTCAACAGAGTTCACTCGTAAGATTGAGCTTACACAGATTGCAGAGGGCGGTATCGGCATTGAAACAAGAGTGACCGAGATTGACGGTTGCCCTATCATCGAGGTTATTGACGATGAGCGTTTCTACGATAACTTCAACTTTAACCCCGATGACGGCGGTTTTGAGCCTGCAACAGGCGCTCACAAAATCAATGTTCTTGTTGCTAGCGGTGAAACCTGCAAGACTGTTCCGAAGATTTCAAGCATTTACTTCTTTGCTCCCGGCTCACACACAGAGGGTGACGGCTGGCTCTATCAGAACCGTTCACTTTCCGACACATTCGTATTCCCGAACGGCAAGGACGGCAAAATTGACAGCATTTATGCCGATGTTGACACAACGGCGGTTGCGTAATGTATGCCGATTACATTGAACATCAGGGTGGAGATGAAAACAGTATTATCTCTGCCGAACACATTGATGTTCTGACTTTTAACCGCATTGATTTTGAAAAACTTTCGGAAATGCAGAAGAGAATCATCGGCAGAGTGCATAGCAGACTTACTGCTTTTGAAGAAGAAAATGCCGATATGATTTCTTCCTATCTGAAAAGCTATTCAATCAACGGCACATCTGGTGAGTTGAACTTATGGAAAATCCTTATAAAGGAGACAGTGAACAAACCAAATACAAAATCAGCTATTTACTACTTTCAATTTGATAGGCAATGAGTGATTGCATAAGCTCTCATTGTCTGTGTAATAACATCAAATTCAAGCGAAAAGCAACAGTTACGTTTACTAAGTAACTGTTGCTTTTTACGGCTCTATAATAAAAGTTGTGGTAAGGGATAGAGCCTACAAAAAAATTTCAAAAAAGTAGAGCATATTTACCTAAAATCCGTTAAAATGGAATTGACTAGAAACCAGAACGGAGGACAAAATATGCTCTACAATTATTTTACAGAAAAATTACTCGGATTGCAAGGTGTTTTAATCGAAAACATTGAAGAAATTGATGATACTATTCACATTTACTGCAAACTTGAGCGGAAAATTCACAAATGTCCCGTCTGCGGAAATCATACAGACAAAATTCACGATTACCGAGAACAGATTATCAAGGATATTCCGGCTTTTGGAAAGTTTGTTTTCATTCACCTTAAAAAGCGTAGATATAGTTGCTCATGCGGAAAGCGGTTTTATGAAAAAAATTCTTTTCTTCCCCGTTTTCACAGAATGACAAACAGATTAGTTGCATATGTTATCGACAAATTAAGGTGTGAGGCATCTTTTACAAGAGTTGCTAAGGAAGTAAATCTGTCATTACCGACTGTTATCAGAATATTTGATTTGGTTTCATATTCACTAAAAGAACTGCCGACAGCACTTTCTATTGATGAATTCAAGGGCAATACAGGCAAAGAAAAGTATCAATGTATTTTGACCGATCCTGAGAACAAGGTAGTTTTGGATATTCTGCCCAAAAGAACCAAGTATTGTTTGTCTAAATACTTCAAAAAATATGATAAATCCGAGCGAGATAAGGTTGAATACTTCGTCAGCGATATGTGGAGGACTTTTTCAGATATCAGTTCGGTTTGGTTCAAAAACGCAACCAAAATTGTTGATAAATACCACTGGATACGGCAGATTATGTGCGCATTTGAGAGTGTACGAAAGGAAGAACAAAAGAAGTTCAGCGAATCACATCGCAGATATTTTAAAAATTCAAGAAAGCTATTGTTAAAAAGATTTGATGATTTGAATGATGAACAAAAACAGCAGGTAAATATTATGCTGTATACTTCACCGAATCTGTGTACGGCTCACTTTTACAAGGAAGATTTTCTCAAAATCCTTGATTGCCAAGACAGGCAGTCTGCCAGAAAGGCAATGTCTGATTGGATTAACTCCGCTTATGATTGTGGCATTCCACGCTTTGTAAAATGTGCGAAAACAATGCAAAATTGGCTGACAGGAATACTCGATTCGTTCACTACACCGCTTACAAACGGTTTTATTGAAGGCTGCAACAACAAAATTAAAGTCCTAAAAAGAAATGCGTATGGTTATAGAGATTTCAACCGCTTCCGCAACCGCATTCTACATATGTTCTCAATCAAATCAGCAAAAAACAATACAAAACAAGCGGCAGTTTAAACAACCACCACTTGTCAATTTCCATTATTCTGTTTTAATGCTACCCCAACTATTGACATAGAACCCTTTTTACTTGAATAAAATCATTTTTTGCCTTTTTTCATAGTTATAGTTGAATTAATTGTAGAACGTCTGTCAAGGGGATTAAGATTATAAAATTGTGAGTTTTTTAAATCTTTACCATATATATTAACATAATGTTTTGTCATATCAGATGTTGTGTGTCCAAGTAAATTTTGTAATGTAAACTCATCACCACCTGCTAAAATCCAATCTCTAGCAAATGTATGTCTAAATAAATGTACAGATTTTTTGGTAACACCTCGTCTTAAATTATATTCTCCGATTGCTGTTTCAAGTCCACGTGGCGATAATTGTTTATTTTGAATAGTGGGAAATAAGTAATCTTCTGGATTTCCTTTTCTATATCTCAAATATTCAGTAAGGATTGCAGTCATCGTATTACTTAATGGAATAATTTGTTGACGTCTTGTTTTAATAACTCTTAAAAACACACATTTTTCCTTTAAATCTAAATCTTCTATTTTAATGTTTCTAACAGTATTTAGTCTATTACCGTGTAGAATAAAAGTAGTTTACTAAAACCCAGTTTCTGTACTCGGAAAAATTACATTTTTTTAAATCTGGTTTTTTCAATAATAGGTTCATTTCATATTCGGTGTAAGGTTCTTTGATGGTTTCATCAGTTTTTATATTTTCAATTTTAAATTTTTTTATATACCCCTTATCCATGCAAAAATATAAAAAAGCTCGAATACCTTTTATTCTTGTTTCAACGGTTTTATCTGATATATTTTGACTTAGAAGATAGATCTTATATCCGATTTATTATATCTTCACCAATTGTTGAACACATATTGTAGGTATCATAATACTTGTCAAAATATTTGTAATCTTCCAAATGCCTTTTTAATGTGTTTTTAGATAAATTTCTAGCTTTACAATGCAGTTCATATTCATCGAAAGCTTCTGCAATAGAAATCTTAAAAAAATCATTCATTTTAATAATACTCACACAAACCACTCCTTAATTTATTCTATTAAAATAAATGTAATAATATGTAAAAATAGTGCGTCAGTCTCTTTAAAAATCCTAAAAAAGACTGACGCACTCATAATAATATTTTATTGTAAACTCTTGTCCAACAAACAAAAGTGGCTTGTACATTTTAAAAATAAAAATGGTGCGGGTAAAAGGACTTGAACCTTCACGCCTCGCGGCACGAGCTTCTAAGAAATACTAAGTCAATCTGGTAATTGGACAACGACATTTCTCAAAATAAGCATATCATTATTTTACAAATAAAATCATTATCTTGTCATATTATTTCTTTATTAGAATTATAATGAAATTATACATCTAAAATTGCAAATAGTCAATATTTACTATGAAATTTATTATGCTAATTACATGTACGCAAACGTATCTTATTTGAAAGGTACATATTATTAGTACACCTAAACACACAACAGCCTACGTTGAAAGAACGCAATTTACTGCACTTATATTAAGTTTTACGCCCCAGCAAGGTCTCGGCATAAATCCCGAGACCTTGCTGGGGCTACATGTAATATTTATCTATATATAATTGCAGTAAATACATTAGTGTAGTATGTTGCTATGTGTTAGGGTATAGAGTGTTCTATTCGATGTAGGAGATAGAGAACTTAATTAGAGAAAAGATAAATAATCTTTAATTCTTTTTAAACTTTTTTCCTCTGCATTATAATAAACTAACAGTTATGGTAAAATTAAACAAATAATTCAATGAGTATTTGACTAAAATGTATGAAATTTATTTATTCTTCAATAATTTGTTGTTGTTTTAATTTTATTGTGATATAATAGAACTGTAAAATTATACTTTTGCAAAGGGGTATTCTATGAATTATATTGAAAAAATAGAGATTTGCAACTTAGATCAAGTTCGAGATACATATTTAAATAAATTACCAGTAGTAAGAAATTTAATGAAAAAGAAAGAATTGAATTTGGACAAACCTGTTACTTTTTTTACTGGCGATAATGGTGCTGGAAAATCTACATTAATCGAAGCAATTGCAATAGCTTTTGGCTTTAATCCCGAAGGAGGAAGCAAAAATTTTAATTTTTCCACCTATAATTCACATTCAATACTCAGCAAGTATATAACTATAAAAAATGGTATAGTTAGACCAAAAGATGGCTTCTTTTTACGCGCTGAGAGTTTTTATAACATAGCGAGTTATATTGAATCGCTAGATCAAATCAAAGCAAATGAGCCTCTAATTAAAGATTTTTATGGGGGTAAATCTTTGCACGATCAATCACATGGAGAGGGTTTTCTTTCGATAATGTTAAATAGATTTATTGGAAATGGAATTTATATACTTGATGAACCAGAGGCCGCATTGTCAATAAATAATCAATTTACTTTAATTTCACAAATTGATAACCTTGTTAGAAATAAGTCACAATTTATAATATCTACACATTCTCCTTATTTACTTGCATACCCAAATGCAACTATATATGTAATTGATGATGACCAGATTAAAAAGATACCTTATAAAGAAACAGATAATTATATATTATCAAAGGAATTTCTAAATAATCCAGAAAGATATATTAACTATATTTTAGGAAAACAATAAAAGGGAGAAAAGTC